CAAAAAATACAGGTGTCAGACGATTCACCTTGATGGGTCTGGTGTGGGTGAGCCTGTGGCTGACATCCTACGCAGCGAGGGTTGTTCTATTACATCGTTTAAGTTCACTAACCAATCGAAAGCTACACTTGTATCCACCCTCGCCGCCGAAATCGAGCATGGGAGAGTTCATTTCCCCAAAGATGACGAAATACTTAAAAAGGAGTTAGAATTATTTGAAGGCACTGTGTTAGCTGGCGGAGCTGTTCGGTACGGGCATCCTGTCGGATACCACGATGATTCCGTGATGGCTGCGGGCTTAGCGGTCATGAAAGCAAAAAAGAGAAAGAATACCACATCAATGATGCGCCGTTCTGACTATTTGACGTTTGGATAATGTATGACCACTGAAGAGTTTTACGGAGTGTTTGATGACGACTATGGCAGATATCACCGCCTGAAAAACGAAGTGTTCAACGGTTACTTTTCAGCAATGAATGAGGACACCAAATTTTATAACGGAGATTATCCTGACATTGGAGAAATTATTCCCCGTGAGTACAGAGAATCAGGCATGTCTGCCACCATTCCGCCCACTGCTCGGAACGCGGTAGATAACGCATCGGATCACATACTCACTACCCCTCACATTTATGTCCCAGTGAAACAGACTGACAGCGACCAGCAAGGACAACAAGACCTAGCTGAACGTAAACGTCAATTCTTAGCTGCGTTTTGGCATAGAGTTGAGGTCGATTACGGCGACCCGCTCGCGCTAGGGCGTAAGAAGCTCGTTAAAGACGGGCGCATAGTTATGAAAAAAGAAATCAGATGGGAGCTTATTCCGTTCCCTCCCCCAAACGATGCGTCTCGTGGGGAAAAACAGCGCTACCGAAATCATTTACGCAAACTAGCGCAAGCTAAATTTTTGTGGAAAGTGTCAGTGCTCCCGAATGAAACTATTGTAGAGGACCCAGATAACCCAAATGATCCCTTGTACGCTTACGAATTTTATGACATTTACCCCGACGAAGCCCGACGAAGGTTCCCCGACTACGCAGACGAATGGAATTCTACAGAGTTAGATAAGCTCGAATTTGTGGAAATGTACACCAAGCCGCATGGGAGTGACAAAGGTCAGCATAAAATGTGGGTAGGTGGCCGTTTAGTTCACGATGAAATGAACCCTTACTGTTGGGAAACAGCAGCCTCTACTGACGAATACTTAGACTTTGAAGGTTACATACCGTATATTATCCGTGACTCAGGGTGGGGAGAAACGACTGCTAAGAACGACCCTGCTGACAGGTATGTAGGTATTTTAAGGTACATACACCCTGTACTACAGGCGGAAGCACGTCAGCTCACTGCAGTGGACATCCAATTACGGTACTCCACGTTTGCTCCTGTCATTACTAGAAATGTCATGGACGACAGTACCCCTATAGAATTAGGCGCTGGTAAACGGATTAACCTTGTAGATGACCAAGAAATTAATTTTGTGAAGCTCCCTGAAGTTCCGTTGTCGGCGTTTCAGATGATGGATAAAGTGCATCAATATACAGCTGATCTGTCTAAGATGGGTACGCTAGGTGGTCAGCCGCAACGCGGGGTAGAGTCAGCTACCGAAGCAGATCTTAATATTCGCAATGCGTCAGTTAAGTTGTCAGGATGCGTACAATCTTTACGGGCATGTGTAGCTATGGCTTCGCGACAGGTGTTCCAAGACATTGAGCATATCCTTAATTCGAGCATTACCGTCGCTGGTGGTACAAAGCGTAGCGCGAGTGAGATTACAATTAAGCCATCTGAGCTGGATGATTTTTATGCAGTCGATGTAGAGCTTCACACGTCAGATCGCGCACAGATTGAGATGCGAGACATGATGGTGTGGTCCCAACTGTACCAAGTGTACAACGGGATGTTGTCTGCACAGACCGCTATGGAGAACTCGGGCATTGAAAACCCACAACAAGAGATGCTCAAAGCGTCCGTAAACACGCTGTTCATGTCACCTGAAGCACAACAGGTGCGTACTATGATGATGCTCAAGGGCTTAGAAAGCCAAGCGTCAGAAGTCTTGCGAGCCTTCCAGCAGAATATGTCGCAAGTTCCGCAGCAGGGGCCTGAGCAGCTTGGGGCTATGGCTCCTCAAGGAATGCCGCCCTTACCTACCGCGTCGGGGATTCCCGAGAACGTAGCTCTTAACCGTGAAGCTAACGTAGCAAATGAGATGAGATAATGTCAGGCGAACTAGCAGCATACATGAGTGACGCCGCAAGGCAAGTAACGGTATTGAATGCAATGGCATTGGAATACATTGCTGATGCCTTTGCCACACCTGAAGAGGCCACTGTGTTTAGGTCATCGTTCGATGAAATGCAGACTCGTTTTTCGGCTCATGGTCATGGATCTGATCTGAGCGACTGTACCGACCCGTTCTGTATGGAAGCAAAGATGGCTATTATTGATGCGCTAGGAGTTATTATGAACCAACAGGCAGAACAAACTGCTCAGCAAGGGGGTATGTAATGCCACATGAAGTAGGTCACGAAACGTCAGCACGTTATGCCAACTTACCTAAAAGCGGTCAATCTATTGAAGCTCTGCAAAAGCTATACGACGCAGCTCCCGACCCAATTACCCGAACCGCCATTGCTCAACTTATAGCAGGAGTTAAGCAAAATAAAGGCATGACAGGTGCTCAATACGAGGATTACCTCAACTTAAAACAGGAAATCCTTAACCAAGAAAGTTTCACTCGAAGCGAGCTAGACAACTCTATGGTTCGGGGGACAGCGGGTGATACATGGCGACGTGGCATTACGCAATTAGAAAGTTTATACCCACCCGACAAGGGCTGGGTTATTATGAGCGAAGTTCCTAATACACAAGCTGGTGAGGTTGTCTATCAATTTAAAAACTTGCTAGATAATATGCCTGTTGCAACATGGACTGGCACTTTCATGGACGGGGCGTTGGTTGCAGTCACCCCTCCAGAAAAAACTGAGACTGATTCACCCGCATCAGCTGATGACTGGTACTTGTCGAAAGACAGGCTAGACGACAGCATCACTCAGATGGTAGCAAGGGTTCCTACAACATTTGACCTCGGAGACGGCCAGTCTATCGATGTAGCTGTAGGTGACACATTCCATTCCAGTGATGGGGGAGCTACTTGGATGCGTGGAGTTGCACCATTTGCTACAGTCGACAGTGCTATTCCAGCTCCGGAATCTAACTACGACGCCCTTCAGCTTATGTTGGACTTTCAAGTTGAAAAACGCCTAGCCTTACAAGACCAAGCTAGTGTCCGCAGCGATGCTGCAAAGCTAGGCTTTTCGTATGAGGAATTAGCCCAAAATACTGCATTAGAGCAATCGCGTCAGGCTGAAGATGCTCGCCAGTTTAATATGGGCTTTGGTGAACAGCAGCGTCAGTTCAATGTAAACACCCAAGAGGCCGCGCTGCAACGCATCGCGCAAGGGCGAGCAGCCGAAGAAGCTAACGCGACACAGCGATACTTTAGTAGCCTTGAAGAGCTTGGTCGGAACTACCGAACAATGATTGAAACATCTCCTGCAATGGCTAACGCTGCCACAAATCAGGGAGAGTTAATAAGAAATATATTAAAGGAAGGTGGAGATGTACTTGCTCGCACATACTTCACTCGTGGCGGGATGTCTCCGCTCCCAGAAATCACTCAGGCGGATCTCATTAACAACCTTAATGACGAGATGGTTCAGCTTCAGGAATTTGAAATCAACGCAGTAAACCAAGAAAATAGGCGCATTCAGCGAGCAGACCGAGATCGTGCTCGTGCCGAGTACCAGACATTTGTCAATGCAGAAATGGCTAAGCCGCAGGAAATGGTAGGGAAATCTAGGTTTGACCAACAAGGCTGGGATAAAATGGTTGGTGGTTGGGATGAGTTTGTCGGCTCAGACCGATACGCAGCGTCGATTGCAGCAGGAGAAGAAGCGCAAGCTGCCCTTGACGCATTTAATTTTGAGGAAGTTGCCGCCGCTGCTGTGCCAAGAGATGCCACAGGCGCAATCGACGAGATGGCGGGAGGTCTTCAGGCTGGGTTGGATGCCGCGCAAGCGCAGAAGAATGAGTTACAAAGTGCAGTAGCTCAAGCTGCAAGTGAAACAACAATGCCTAGCGAAGGTATGTTTACAGAGAACTGGACAGAGTTGGCCCCTCGTAACATATCTACGTTCGACCAATGGTACGACGCTGGCGGGGCATCGTTTGGTCCTAGTTCGTTATTAACACCGCCTAAGTTAAATATTCCTCGTAGAGTATTCCAAGACCAGCTTATAGCAGACGCTAGAGCGACTACTCCACCAGCGGTTACGTCTGTGATGTCAGGGCAAATGCCAACCCCGTTATCGTTTGGGAATATGCCACTACCAACATTCCAGCAGCTCCAAGCGTTAACTCCTACCGAGCAGCAAATGTTTAATCAACGCTTAATGACTGAATACAATGTCCCATTAGCTGATGTTGCGTTCCAAAGCCAGCGTCAATTCGGGGAGCCAAGCGCAGGACGCAGTAGAGACCTTGCTAAGTTCAGGGGGTATTCCGTTTAATGGCTAGTAAATACGACCTTCGTAGATCTTCTTCCTCGCAGGGAATTCCTGCAAAATCTAGCCCTCAAGGTGGGCAGGGTTTTGACTCGGAAGGGTTTAAAGGCCCTTCGTTCGAGACGCCAGAACAACGACGTGAGCGGTTACGGAGGGAAGAAGAGGAGCGCAAAGAGCGTGGCGGAAGTGGTTTACTGTCCGACATTGGCTCTCTTATTTCCGAGGGGTTCAGTAAAGCCCGTTCAGGGGCACAACAATTTGCTGAGCTAAGTACATTTGGATCTACTGACCCAGAGTTTCAGCGAGCATGGATGGAATCGCAAGCTGACCCTGAAGCGCGTAAGGATGCGCTATTAAGTTCGTATTTAGAAACATATAACGAAGAAGCTAGACGACTTAACGCAGACGATGACCCCTCTAATGACCAGCGAGTATTTGATGTAAGTGGCATGGGTCCAGACATTAATATTCCATCAATAGGGTCTGGGAAAATGCGGACTCCTCAGATTGGTTTTAACACGGGAGATGTAATGCAAACCGTGGCAGAAGAGACAGCCCACCCAATTAACGTCGGTATTGGGATGTACGGCAAGGGAGCTGCCCAGTTAGCAAGGGCAGGTACAACAAAGCTAGGTTTATTAAAGTCGGGAATCCAAACGCCAACATTAACAAAAGGATTAACCACTGGACAATATGGCAGAATATTTAGTGGCCCGTTCTTAAAGGCGGGAATTACAGCAGCTCAGGCTCCGTTATTTGCTACGAAGATGATTGTTGAGCCTATAGTCATGCGTCAGGCAAGCGTCCCAGCTACGGTAGCAGGAGAGGTGATAGCAGCTACGGTAGCCCGTAGGACTTTTGAAAGTGTGTATAACTCTGACATGTTTGAAAGCTATCCTACCTATGCCAAGGCTGGAGCGGCTGTAGGCGTAGCGTTAGGCGTTGGCTCAGCAGCATCTATTCAGCTTGGAAAAGCGGCTGGTAAATTTGATCCTGTAGCTATTCGAGCAGGTAAACAGCAAATACAACAAGCCATCGACCAAAATGCGTTAGACGACACAATAGATGAATTAGATTTTCTTGAGCGAAGAGCAATATCAGGCAATGAAATTGTTCCGCAAGGGCTAGGTGATGCTCCCGTACACGTAGGCCATAGCGACGTCGTGTACGTTGGAGTCGGTGGCGATGGAAGGCCGCTTCTGAAAGAGGACGGTACGTTGCTTGTATCTGATACCCCATCCCGATTTGGGGGAGCCGCAGCGGACACGGCGGTAGTTCGCAAAGATGCGCTAGACATGACAGCAGGAGCGTATGAAAATTCCACACTTCCGCCTTTTACAGAAGGTACGTTAAGAGGGCAATACGGACAAAACATTACTAGGCCAAAAACTAGGGAAGGATTATTAAAAGAAGATCATAAGACGCTATATCACATAACCGATAAAGGCGACGAAATTCGACGCGATGGAATGGTAAGGGCCATTACGGATGAGACTGCTGCTCTTCAAGGTGGCGGCTTTGGTGGGTCTGTTCGAGGAAGTGTATCAACTACTACTTCCCGTGGAATGGCTGAACAATTGCAAACAGATCTTAGGCGAAGAGTAGAGATATCTCAGAATGAAACTCCTGAAGAAATTACGAACACATTAAACTCATGGGTAGCAGCTGACACACTTAAGGTTAATGTAGACGAGCCTATTTTTAATGCAAATGAAATAGACGCTATTGTCTCCGCAGCTCAAGCTCAGGGTGGCCCGCTTCAGTTAACAGCATTAGACACCTACTTTATACGACGTAAAGCAAAAGGCATCGAATTGTTTGGTGAGGAAGAAATGCCGCCGGTGTTCCGCGACACGTCACCTATTCACAATAAGACGCCAGAGGAATACAGGTCACTGGACCCTGAAAGCATAGAGATTTTAGAACTAGACACGGCCCTTATTCCTGACGGTGCGTTTATTAGCGGTCATGGTGTGGAGCGAGATTACTTTGCAGGGCCATTTCAGGGCCGAGTAAGTCAAGGTACAGGTGTTATAGTTGACGACCCAGACGCACTATTTGAAACAGAAATATTTGCAGACATACCATTCCCTCGCACTGACCGCCAGCTGCCGCTTCCGTTGCCTCCGAAGACTAATCAAGAATTATTGTCTCAAGCGTCAGGCGACCTACAAGTGTATAAAGACACACTAGACCCAACGGACTACAGGCAAATAGTTCGGCGAGCGCAAATAAACCAAACGCTTGAGGCGGAAACTGCTAGTGCGGCTGAGATTTTAGATTTAGTTAAGAACCAAAGAAAGTATATGACAGCCGATGGCACTGTGATTGATTGGGACGAAGTGCCGATGTTAAACACATCTACTCAGATGGGCCGTTTAATATACGACGAGAATGTGCGACGTGTAGAGCTTAGCAACGTATATCTTTCGTTGCGTTACGCTAATTGGGAACAAAACATATTTAATCCTAAAGACATTGATTTACCTGCGGGCGCGGGTGCGGGGCCTAACAAGGTGTCTTTTGCGTCCCTTGTACAAGACGGGCGCTGGAACCCCCGACTTAAAGAGCTAGGAGTAATGAAGCTCAATGACGGGATGTACACATTTCATGGTAGAGCAGGACGGCAAATTGAAGAGAAGCTAAAACAAATTCGTGCTGAATTAGATTTGAATGTAGACATTGATGAACTGAATGGCATTACACCTGAAACTATAATGTCCACCAAGTTCCAATTTATTCCCCCCGCAGTAAAAAAAGAGATGGATGCTATGTGGGAAAGCGGCGAAATGCCCTACTTTGGCGACGTTGTTGAACGTTCTCTTGGCGATTACAGAGGTTACTTTCCTCGGTTTGTTACTAACCCCCAGAAGGGAATTACTGGTCACAGCGGGAGTCACACCTCTGCGTCGTATGACAAAACTAGGCGCGTAGGGTGGTCTCTTGACGAAGAGGGACACCCGATAGGGGAGTATGAACGCCAGATGTGGCAGATGGCCGACGAAATGGCAGTAGACCGAGATAACCCTATTGAGTACTTAGAAGATCCGTTAAAGATTTTAGGCCTACGACTCAAGGCTACGCTCGACAGAACAAATGCTCAGTGGGTAGAAGACGCCGCGTTGTCATCTCCAGCGTTTGATGGCTTAGGAGGCTACACCGCTGTAGAAAGAATGCAGATGGATTCCACATGGCAGCAAACTATGGATGTACGTGACCTTGCATTCACTAATGTCAAAAATATACTTAACCGAATTAGTAGCTCTCCCGCTCAAGCGCGAGCAGAGCAAAGAAGGCTTTTAGGGGTAAACCTACAGCGAGCAGCTGCAACTGCGGAATCGTCGGGCCTTAGTCCGAAAGAAGCCGAGTTGCATGCGAACATAATAGAAAACGGGCGAACGCTTGCAGGTGAGATAGACACTTTTATGTCTGACGCCGACTTAATGGTGTTCAATGCGAAGGATGTAACAGGAGAAAGTTTCGGAAGAAGTGTGCCGTATGGGGGGCCTACCACTCAAGCGATGTCACCACCTGCTGTACCTGTTCGCTCAGCTCCTAAAACAATTACAGATCTTAAAACAGATCTTAAAGCAATGCGAAAAACATTAAATGACGCAGCGGCTTTAGGTGAGACTGGTGGTCCGTCTTCAAGTGCGCTATGGAGTTCTGTTCAAGAGCTACGCACAAAGTACGAAAAAGCGTTAGACATTTATAACAACTTTCTAAAAGGCCGTCCAGCGGTAAAGCGTAACATTGCCGCTCAATCAACATTTGACTCTCAAACAAACCGTTCTAACGCGCGTATTGTGCGACAAGAAGTTTCTAGTATGGAGTCAGAAATAGCCACTATAAACTTGCTTCGTAGCGTAATCGAAGACAAGATAACGTATGTAAACCGTTTACAGCCCAGTGGGTTGCCCCGCATACAAGCGCAGTTAGATAAAGACTTAGCAGACTTGACGCAAGCCGAAGAGCAATTAGCTATGGCTAGGGGCATGTATAACAGAGCTTTAGAACAAGCGGGTGAGGCTTCGCTTACTCCCATATCAGACTCATTAAATATGGTACAGCAGCCACGAGTCAGAGGCGGCCAAACGATTATGAAGCGTGATGGGAGTGGTCCTGTCATGGAAACTATTGTCCATCCAGCAGCAGCTCAATCAGGAAAGGTTCGCTTCCTTGCCAATGGCGCAATGAAAGATCATATATATGATGACGCCTTTGCCGACCAGCTAGACAGAGTGTTTAGGGCAGACATATCGGGTCAGAACTCTATGGAACGGGCGTATAACAATTTAAATGATGTGCTGCGTACCATCAATGCGAGTGCTGATTTCAGTGGGTTAACTATTCAAGGGATGCTCGGCGCTGGATTGACTCCTTCGCAGTACGCTTCAGCAGTCGCAAGAAGTATGGCGGCGGTAACTGTAAGCAAAAGATTCTACACAGGATTTTTAGTTCGAGAAGAAGACACTATTAGAGAAATGACAAAATGGGGTAGGGTCCAGCTCGCTAACCCCGATAACGCTGGAGAGTTTCTTGTGCCAAAAAGTTTTGGTATTGGTTCTGCCCAGTTTCGTTTAGCTGGCGATGTGGGGCCTCGTTCAAGCCATAGAAAGATAAACCAAGCGGTCTCTAATAAAGTGCGTAAAGTGCTAGGTAGCAGTCAGACCTTCCCCCCGAACTCTGTCACACCTAAAGATGTGTTGTATGGAAGCGCACAGGCGGCGGTGTATATAGCAGAAAAACCTGTGTCTATGGTATTGAATGCGTCTAACCTACACTTTTCCGCTTTCGGGAATATTATGCGTGTGCATTTATGGAAAAACATAATGGCTAATAAGCATCAGGCTGACATGATTAGAGTAGATAAGGGTGGTAAACGTAAAAAAGAAGTGTACACCCGTAAAGAAATGCTGGAAATTGGTGAGGCAATTAACAACCTTACGGGCTATGCGCGAGGTGAGCCAAGCACCATTGAGCGAACTTTGCTGTTTGCTCCGCGATTTTTCAGGGCGCAAACACAGAGTGTAGCAACTGCTATAGGTGACGCTGGCCCTGCTGGGGACTTAGCAAGAGAAAGTTATTTCCGTACCTTGCTTATGCTAGGGACATTAACTGCGGGCCTTAACTATATGATTGGGGAGGGGCAGACAGATTTTGTTCCTTTCTTACGAGACCGCGACGGAACGTACAGAACTAACCAGAACTTTATGAAAGTGCATTGGAACGGCAGGGACCATTCCCTTGCAGGGCCGTTAGACAGTCAGTGGAGAATGTGGATGGCAACAGTGCTAAACACAGGCTTCCCCGTAGAAGCCCAAGCAAAGGCGTTTCAAGGTAAGCTCGGTTCAGCATTTGACAAAGCATTAACATTTTTTGTAACCCAAGAGGGTTTCGGTGGCGAACCGATGCCTCGTCCTATTTTGCCAACAGGCAGATACGCTGACGCTGACTTTGATTCACGAATGCAATCGGTAGAGCAATACGGCAAGGGGTTCCTTCCTTTCTGGATGCAAAATGAATTGGATGAAAAACGTGATTTGGGACAATCATGGGGAGAACGCTACGGAAAAGGGCCGCCCCCCTCTATGTTACTTAACATGATCGGTGGGAAAGACGCACCTGTAACTGTTAAAGAAGCAGTGCTTGGAATAGCGCGAGTGCGTTACCCAGACAGGGATTACAACCTTACAAATCGTCCCGTACCTGCCCATGTCAGGAAAGAAATTTATGCTGACAACCCAGATTTAGCTGCCCGCGATACCCGTGTAGGCGACGCAATGCTAGATGCTGAGTACACAGAATCGTATCAAGTAGCCAAGACCGAGATTAAAAAAGCTGAGGCAGTGCGCGATAAAGAGCTATCTGATTTGGGGATGATGGTGTTAACTGGTGAAACAGGTCGGAATATGCTGCCGCGAGAAATCGGTAAAATTCAAGGGCAGCATTTTGGAACCATAGCGGGTTTGCGAGCTGGGTTAAGTGAATTTGAAAATGCCGCAGGTGGCGATCTGTTTTTTGAAATGGCAGAAAAAATGTTTAAGGCGTATGGTCAGGCTACTCAGCCATACACAGGGTTGGACTTTGATAAGTTAGCATCGATCCAAGAGGCTATCGAAAAAGAATATGGCGCCGAGTTAACCGATCAGTTCAACGATTATGTTAAGGATGCCGCATACCCACCTGCAATACAGGAAGTTATGGAAGCAGGATCTTATTTGCGTGAGGCTGATTACTGGTCTGCCCCAAACGATGTGTTCCAGAATGCGCTGTTTGCCGTAGCTGAAGATTCGGAGTTTCGTAAAGCAGCTGAGCAAGACGGAGTTGAAGCCAAGCAGTTAGTAGACGCATTTGCCAAGATATTACTTGATGTCTTTGGCCGCCCTATTAAAACCCTTAGTGATCTGGAAATCGCTGCTCGTCAAAATGGAGTGTTGGGTAAATGGCAATACCGCGCATTAGTACGGGGAATGAGGGAGGTGCTAGAAAAGGAGCGTAATGAGCGAGCTCGTAATGATCCGAATTTAGACCTTGCTCGTGTGTTGTACTTAGGAAAATACCCAGCACTAAATCCAGAAACAACTACGCTGGGTGGGTTAGCTGGATTAGTCGACGTGGACTTAAACATAGACAGTTCGTTTGCTGATCACAGCATTGCTGAAAACACAACTATGTTCTTTAACGCAGTGTTAGCTAATCCCGTGCAAAGAATAGATGAGCTTAATAACTTTGCTCATCCTGAAGTAGCGTGGAAATGGGTGCAGATACAGCAGCTACTAATGGCTTCCGGAGACAAGCTGAAAGCCAACTACCGACAGCAAGCCCAGCAGCTCCCTCGCCCAGATGAGAACCCCACAGGCATGGGCTTAACCTCAGATGTTGAATCAACTACTCGCAGCTGGTCTCAGCAAATGAATGAAATCATGGGACTTCAATCAACGCGAGGCCCTTCCGGATCTCCTCCCACTAGAGTAGCCCAATAAAAAAAGGGGGCATCCAGCCCCCCCCCTCTGCTATTTGACTTTATGTATCTCTACTCGTGAAGACGATCTGTTGTCCACTTCCGGAGCTTGTCGAGTTCAGCATCGACATAAGCCTTAGCTTCCTTCCGAGTTCCGAATCCAAGTATTGAATCATGATCGACGCGATCATCTCGTTTCCAACGGGCGTTTCTATCACTGGCTAGATGTACCGAGCGATACGCATACCATTTAGGAGAGCTGTGGTGCTCGTAAGGTTCTGTGTTCCATGCCCACACGGGATAAGACCCCGTAGTCCTGTACCCTCTAGGCCTGTGCGCTCCCGTTTTGAGTGTCCATAACCTGCGACGCTCAAGTTCTCTTACCTTAAATGAGCGACCAGTTTTTCGGTGGAACCACCTTTTCGGATACTCATCCTTAGGGTTTCGTATTGTTCGAGTCCGATTGTGGTTTCTGATTGCCACTGCTTCTTGGTATCCGCTTGGTATATCGTTAGTCCACTCGTACCCAAGAGCAAGGAACGCCTCTACCTCTTGGAGTGGCTGACCACTTTCCTCCGCGATTATTTCAGCTTTCGACTTCCCTTCATTAGCCGATGCTTTCAAGTCGTCCATAGTTGACTGCGTATTTATCGTCTCGCCAGATTCTGCGCTATGCATACACACAGTATAACACATGTTGATTACTTCTGTCAAGCCCCTAGCAACTTCCGTAACCTACTTAAATCTATCGTAATGTTTGCTGATTAATGTAAAAGGAAGTGTTGACGGGGTAGTGTAAACAAAATTAGACTATGAGCACAGATGTTCTAAGGAGGAACAATGACACAAGAAGTAGATGCTCAGACGAATGAGTGGATTACGAACGCAGCACCAGCTGAGGATACCTACGCGACGGCTCCCAGCGAAACTGAATACGTGGTTCCTGATTCCACAGACCCATCCACACTGATCACTGCGTTACAAGAGCGAATAGACCAGCTGGAAAAGAATTTCACTGACAGTAAACATGTCACGAATCGCGCAACCAGCTCTTTAGATAGGCTTAATAACAAAATCGAACAGTTTGCCACCAAGCAAGACCTTGAAGCCACCGTTGAAAACGTGAACGGAATCCGTACTCTTATGGAAGTAGGGCTGTCTGACGTCATGTCAGAGGAGGGCCGAGAACACTTAGCCCAGCAACAGCAAACCACAAACTATAACAGTATGCTTTCGCAAGCCAAAGACGAGATGCGACAGGAATTGAATGGGGCCTCACCCGACTCTGTGGCAGGTCAAGTAACAAATGAACAATTAGATGAGACTGAAGCGCGAGCGCGTTCGGCATCAGATCGTGTGTACGGTTATGCTGAAGCGCGGGGTATTTCTGCTCAAGAAGTCCATGACCTCCCTATCTGGAGTGCTCCTAACAAATCGTTAGAAGAAGCAGTACAGTCAGCTAAGGAGTACATAGACAATATGGTAAATAGAGATAACCCAAATCAAATCGCACAAAGTAAGCAAGCTGCCGGTGCTACACCAGCGCGAGCGTCATCTAGTTCTCAAGTGTTGACCATTGAAAAAATGAAAAACATGTCACCACAAGAGATTATGAAGATCCCGAAAGAGATCAGAAATCAGGCTCTCCGAGGTGGCTAACTATTAGCTAGGAGAAATCATGTCTGTAGACAGATTTATACCTTCGCTCTGGGCTGCTACATTACTGGAAAATTTAAACAATTCCCATGTAGCGGTAAACTTATGTAACCGGAATTATGAAGGTGACATCTCCCAATCGGGAGATACCGTTCGTATTACGTCAATCGGTCGAATAACAATCGCCGACTATATAAAGAACACAACTGCCATTTCGCCTGAGACTCTTGACGATGCTCAGCAGGTCCTTACAATCGACCAAGCGAAATACTTTGCGTTCCAAGTAGACGACGTGGACGCTAGGCAAGTACGTGATGATGGTGCGTTGATGGACGTAGCCATGCGTGACGCCGCTTGGGGCCTAGGTAACGAAGCCGACACTTCAGTGTTGGCAGCAATGCAAGCGCAAAGCGATGCTGGTAATGCACTGGGAGCCATGATTATTGGTGACGGTGCAAACATTGATGCGTATGAAAACCTTGTTGATTTATCACAAAAGTTAGACGAAAACAACGTGCCGCGAGATGGGCGTTGGGTAGTAGTTCCCCCGTTTTATCACGGTTGGCTACAGAAAAACGCAAGCTTTGTGAGCTACGGTACACAAGCAAACCGTGAAGACCTTGAGAACGGAATCATTGGTGCTGCTGCTGGTATGAGGATTGTTGTATCTAACAACCTTCCTTCTGCGGGTGCAGGACGAAATTACGTTATCGCTGGTCATTCTGACGGCGTTACTTATGCAGAGCAAATCAACAGCGTTGAAGCGTACCGACAGCAAACCGCATTTAGCGATGCTGTTAAAGGTTTGCATTTGTACGGATACAAAATTACGCGACCATACGTGTTGGCTACCGCCGACTGTATACCGCAATAAGAAAGGGGATTAGAAAATGGCAGTTACAAACGTAACACTTACAGAACTAACCCTTAACACTGCAAGTGCAGACCTTCCAGCTGCTGGTTGGACTGCAATTGCCACTGGAGCTGATGGATTTTCTTTGGATATGACAGGTGTTGGTTCACCTGTACTCCTCGGATTCCTCGACGGTGGTGCAGCAGATACGGTTACAATCACAGCTGGTGATAGACCACCAGCGCAGCTACAGGGTCAAGGAAACTTGACCATTGCTATGGCTGCAAGTGATGTAAAGTATGTAACGCTTGAATCTGGGCGATTTGAACAGAATGATTCCACTATTAAGGGAACCATTGCTGCGGATGCGACTAAGATGATTGCGTTCTTGCTACCAGTTAACTGGGGCTAGTAAGCTACAATGGAGGGGGATGCCTTTACGGGCTCCCCCTTTATTGATTTAAGGAGATGACATGGTTCGCCAAGCATTACGCTACCAAGTTTTAGACAGTTCTGGTGTGCCGATTGCTGGAGCGAGTATTCAAGTTGCACAGCTTGGTACAACAACTAACATTACACAGACAATGTATGCAGGGTTAACAGGCGGGACAACTATCGCCAACCCTCTTATTACAGACGCATCAGGGCGCGTTCAGGCGTACTTTGATGGTACAGACGCAGTGGCATTACTACGTGTCACGATGATTCCAACCCTTTCGGGCTTTACATTTACTAGCAGAGACGTACAGTTAGGATCCGATTATGGCGTATTAAACGCTGGAGATGCCCCACTTAAGGGCACTACCGTTGATGCTAACGACCGATTTAACATGGCTAGGAGCGTTGCTGGCGACCCAGCGACCCTTCAAACAGGCGATATGTGGTACAACACCACAACAAATTCCCTTCACTGGCAGGATAATACAGGCACACAGACCGTTTCTAGTACTACAGGAGACATTACAGGCGTAACTGCTGGTGATGGACTGACAGGTGGTGGTGTATCAGGCGATGTCACACTTGATGTAGGCGATGGTAACGCGATTGTTGCATCCGCAGATGCTGTAGATGTGAGCGTCAACGCAGCTTCATCCGCTGCCGCAGCCCTAGCTGGTGACGATAAGATCCTCATCTCAGACACAGATGATTCTAATACCACTAAGAGCGCCACGATTTCACAGATCAACCCGACGATGCTCGATGGTGGAAACAACAAAGTTTACTATACCGATTCTGGCGGCGATGTTACTGAGCTTTCGTTAGGAGCAGCTAACCAAGTATTAACGTCAGCAGGAGCGACTAGCCCACCTACGTTTACTGACATAACGGGAGCATCTATTACTGGTTTAGGTAATGACAAAGTGTTATATACCAATAATAGCGGAGTGTTGAGCGAGGTTGCGTTAGGAGCAAACGGCACTGTGCTCACTAGTGCGGGCGCTACATCCGTTCCAACATTTGCTGCATCAGCAGCAGGTGGTGAAGTCACACTTAATGTTGCTACTGGTAAATCAGTTACCGCAGGGGACGCTGTAGTTATTGACGCAAGCGGGACTACTGCACCAGTAACGCTTACTTCTTCGTGGGATTCCCCCGTAGGCGGTCAGTACACACCTCCAATAACTCGGTCAGGTTGGTACACAACGGGATGGGATATAGTGTATTCCGAGTACGATCAAATGTACTATTATTTCTATCAAACTTCTGGTAGTAATAATCTAGAGTGCATCCCATTGCAGGTGTCAGCAACGGGTGTAGTTACGTTAGCAACTAGCCCAACCACTATTGCCAACAACATGATGATGTTTTATCAGGTCTCTATGTGTCAGGGCAATGCGAGTTTTCCGTCGGTGTTTTATCTTACAGCTGCTACTACTGGGGGGTATCTGTCACATATCGGGGGTAATGTGAGCGGCTCTACAATAAACACTCAATTTAACAATATTTTAATTTACACAACATTTGGGGGATGGTCACGAATTGCGATTACTCCAGTGCAGCTAGGTGGCGCATATTTACCTGCTGTACTTGTAGCTGGCCGTTATCCAGTAACGTATGGGTACGGTGGTTGGTGGCAAGGAATGCAGGTTAGTTCCACTGGTGCATCCCCTAGCGTTGGATCGTGGTATAACGCGCCAGCGTCTCCCGCGTCAGGTTCATATTTCGACGGACCAGAAGTTGTCGCTAATCCCAATATGGGTCTGGGTGGAACTGCGTTCCAAGTCGTTTACCGCAATGACGCAACTACCGCAATAGAAGCCGTTTCAATACGTTGGGACCCAAGTGCAGGTGGATTCGGTGGTACTCCTGTGCAGCTTGATACACAGGGTTACCATTCACAAGGTCAAAGACTGCTCTACATAGACACTGTTGGCGGATCTCGATTTGTTGCAGTTGATAGAAAAGGGTGGAACGGGAGTATTTCAACGTCAGGAAGTGAATGGGCGGTGGCGTACTGCTTTTCAAAAACAAACGGAAACGACAACGGCTTTACCATAGGCAATAGCATACAAACGCTAATTGGTAGTGCGAGTGCTGGCACATATACAGCAGCGGTCGCTCAAGCCACTCCTTCATTGGCGTGGGATGCTACTAGCAGTACGTTATATTTGTTAACTCGTGAAAATTCGACAGGTTCTCCTAACGGAGTGGCTCAAGGATCGTACTTTACTGCCGCAGAGTTTACAGCGAGTGCCACTCTTGCTCTTGTAGCTGGCGCAGGTCCAGCAAATACAGAACAACTATTACTTGCTGGAGCACAGGAAATACCAATGGCAATGGTGTGGAATTCAAACACAGGGTATGCCGTGTTCAGGTATGGAACAAGCACCTCAACAGGTAGTTATTTTATGAGAGGTGTTAAATTCGCACAAAGTAGTGATAGTGAAAATTACATAGGTATCGCTCAGACCACGGAGACTGCTGGCAACCCTGTAGACGTAAAACATATCGGCTCGATTGATGACAATCAAACAGGTTTAACGGTAGGAGGAAAATACTACGTACAAATAGACGGTACGTTAGGAACAGGAGCTACTACAGTTCCAGCAGGGAACGCTATTTCAGCAACAAAATTATTATTAAGGGACAATCTATAATGGCAGACATAATTAAAATGAAATCAACATGGGTACATCCGAACTTGGTTGTTTGGAACTCAGATATTGAGTTGATTGAGGGTGTAAAACCAGATCATGTATTTGACGGAACGTCATTGAAGTTAACAAATATTGGAACCGATCCCATTACAAAGCAAGCTCATCCTAACATTGAGTGGGATCACATTAACACTAGTACTGCGGACAAGATCACAGATGTGACATTGCCAGACGATTTTCAGAATTCAGCTTCTACGTATGACGACAGTACTTCTACATGGGGGTTTGACGCTGTTCTAAAATCAGCGTTAGAACGGATATAAGGGGGGCTAATAATGGTAGCTGGACCAGTAGGTATAGGATTCCCTACATCCGCATCGGGTGTAACTACTATAGATGGTTGTGATTTGCTTGTAGGATTTAGTAAATTTATTAATGACTATTGGGCTAGTGAGACAACGAGTGCAGGGTCAGGTACGTTCAATACGTTAGTAGACACATCGTTAGCTCGTTTTGGTGATGACCAAATACTCGATTTTTACGTCCGCATTACTGAATCAGGGAGCAATCTTGAGTATCAGGTAAGGCGTATATCGCAATTCATTGCTGCTACGGGGACTATATTTGTTGACCCTCCGTTTACTGAAACAGTTGCAAGTGGCAGTGATTACCAGATACATCGGTATGATCCGGCTCTTAAGTTTGAATGCTTAGATGAAGCAAGACTCCGTGAAGACGTATTTGAACACGCCTTCCGATTAATTTACGACGACACGTCTACTTCTGACGGGCTTACAGACAGCTATGATGTAAACCCAGACATTCGTTCTGGCCCAATGTACATTTTTGTAGAGGAGCCACAATCAATTACTCCTGAATGGAATGTTTTAAGTAACCCAGTAGGCAATACTATAACTAGTTGGACTACTGTCGGATTAACCGCAACTGTAGTTAATGAAAGTAATATAGACAGGCTGGTTCCAAAGTATGACACAAGCTGTATGAAGCTTTCATCAGCGGCGGCTATAACGGGTACGTTCTCTCAGGTAGTAGGGTCTATGTCTATTACTGCCGCTCAAGCCGCAGGACGACGCATGACATTTGGCGCATGGGTGTACACGAAAGATACGTCAGGAGTCAAAATTCAACTTTCCGATGATGCCGCTGACACCGCTTCGACACTACATGGAGGAACGGGTTGGGAGCTCTTAACTGTAGAAAAGGATGTGTCACAAACCAACGCTGCCACATTAACCGCTGCTGTGATTGTGGCAGGTGGCACAACTGGGGTGACTGCATTTTTTAATCGCGGATGGCTTTATTATGGCAACGCAAATCTTATACAAGATATATATCCGTGGCGCGAAGCACACCTTTTGAGAAGAGATGCCACCACACAAAGAGTTCAGCTGTCGTGGATTCCTGTTGCTGGTAGGCAAATACGCATGATAGGACGCCAGTATTTATCAGCGTTAGGCAGTGTGTTAGCTACTCAATGCACTAATACAATGGAGCTGGATGAGGGTTCAGCCCAAGTATTGTATGGTGCAGCAGCAGAAAGTTTATTTGAAAAGGAAGGATTGACGACTGAAGAGTTTCCTCAAATAGCACAACGCATACAGATTATTGACAGGAAAAAAGCGGCTACTCAGCCGTGGGGTTATATTGTGCCACAAGTTCCCACGATTCGTAGCCCCTACCAGTAATGGCTATTATTAGCACAGGCTCCCGCGTAGACACGCCGTATGATGTGTACCTTGAAGTAGACAATCAAAAAGTAGGGTTCATGTTGAATGCTACAGAAGGTATTACGGGGTACAGGGCCTCATTAGCTGACCAAGTAACTCCACAATTTAACACCGCGTCTTACGATTACGCTTCTGTGCCTATCGAAGTAGAAATTCCAGTAGCTTATGAGAACTGGCAAGGTGGCTGTGCGTTTAACTCAGTTGAGTATGAAGAAGCAGGGTCCCTAACTAAGTATTCGTTTACGAGAGGTGTAGATGCAAGCTACGCAGGGCGCTTGTATTCAGGCCCTTACCATTTTCCAAACACTAATTCGGGGTCATCTGATTTCTTTACACAAGGCGATTCTAATACTCCTACAATAAAATTTCTGTACGCCCCGTCAACAGCTACTGCTACAGAGCAAGGCGTGTGGGCTATAGGTGGAAGAAAAGTGTACAAGCACTCAAGCGGTACAGTGTGGACGGAAGTCACAGCAATGGCGTTGAGTGCGGGGTATTATTTTAGCGACATAATTGATTTTAATAACACATTATTTCTCGCTGTTGCACAAACAAGTAACAAAGATCCTGTTAATTATTATTACTCTACTAATGGTGGAGCAACATGGACTCAATCTTCATTGGCAAACTCAGCGGTTTTGTTTTTTGCTATTCGTGGAGAAACATCGGGAAGCGCAGTGTTATGGTCTTGTGATGGCAACGGTAGGCTTCGTACAAATGTTGACGGGACTAATACTGGTGGGGCTTGGTCTAGTCCTATAGCTATGGGAACTACTACAAATGATTGGGTAACTGGGCTCGACGTAGTTGCAAGTTACGTGTATGTGTTTAAGGCAAATTCAATTTGGCGCACTGACGGTACAGATTCGGTAAACGTGTGGCAATCTCAGGGAGATAACGAGGTGTGGAGCGCTAATGCGGGCAACGGATCAAGCCCTTATGTATGGATTGATGGTAATTGTTACGTCCAATACGGTCGCAGGGTGCTACAAATCGACGCTGTAAATAATAATATGACGATTGTATGGCCTCCTAGCGCAGCTCAAGTCGGCTCAGAAGAGCTAGACGGGCGCATCACTAGCATCAGTGGAGACTCTGACTGGCTGTATTTCTCTTTAGTAAATAGCATAGGCGTGTCTTATATTATGAAAGGGAAACCTAATACTACTAACTGGCATACCCTTACTTTTACGGAAACCCCTGCGGTTAAAGGGATTTACGTGGCTGGAAATAGTATTCTTGGTTCTACAAACCCGTGGGTTTTATATGGGACAGACGGTACAGGCAGCAATCCGCCTTCTGCTGGGGCGCTTAGAGGGGTTGTGTTACCCAAAACAGGGATGCTTCCAGACACAGATCCAGACTATAAATTTGCTCAATCTACAGAAAACCAGTACATCGTAGGTCCGTGGATGGACGTAGGACAGGCGGCATCCCCTAAATTACTTAACGGTGCGCGAGTGTTAAGCCGTAATGCTAACGAATCATCACCCACCACTCTTAGTTACGTCACTGATTCGGACAATTATCAGGACACATTTATACAAAACGTTCAGCGTGGGGACATTACAGGCACAGTTATAGGCACAGCTACCGATGATGACGCTACGTTTAGCATCAGTACAGAGGTTCGATTTAATAAAATCAGGTACATCTTAAAGCTGGCACGTCCTATTGGTGGCACTAACGTCGCGTCTATTGAGTCAGTGGTACTGGACGCCACTATTGCCCCTGAGAGACGGCGTTTGTTTGAAATGGATTTCTTAGTTGCAGATGACCTACCACTTAAAGGCGGGGGTAAATCTCGTTACGGCGCTAAAGTGGCAGAAGAATTTTTATTTAACTCAGCTAATAGATTGATTACATTGACAGATATTTTCAATCGCACATATTCAGTTAAGATGCTGAGCCTAAGATCTGCTGGAGTTATCCCGCAGGATGGGCGAGACACGCAAGTGTACACTGTGTCATTTGCGGAAATCAACCAACTAACTGACATCGGTGACGTTTTGATCTATGATACAAGTGCGTGGAACACGGGAAGGATATATAGCTAATGGCTTTAACCAATGTCACAGCTGGCAATACGGCGTTAGCTGCTGACCTTAACCAATACAAAGAAGCGCTTGAGGGCACTCGTACCTTTATTCCTACTATTGCGGCATCTGCGGGAGCTGACATTACGATGCAGCTGTCTGATGCAGCTGGGGTTCGTAAATTAATAATAGAAAATTCCGCAGGTACAGATGGTCTTACTGTAGATTCTAATGGGGTAGTAAGTCCAACTATTTTACAAGTACCTACATCAGCTACACCTACGCAAACTACCGCAGGGCGCATGGAGTATGACACAACTAATAACTCGTTAACTTACGGCAATGGATCTGCGGTGGTCCGTGTAGCAGGTGGCGACACCATGTCTGTTACCCCATTAAGTGTTCAAGCATTAGTAAATAATACCGCTACGTTGACTACGATTAGTGATTTAACTACAGCGCTAGAAGCTAGTGCTACATATGTCATAGAAATGACACTGATTTATTTGTCGGGTACAACTCCTGATATTAAGTTTCAGTGGGACATTTCTTCTGTAACGGGCTGCACTATTGAGTGGGGACAGACTGGTTCGTCAGCTATCAATGGCGCAGCTCCGTCTGGTGGTGGAGCAATTACGACATACAACTCTATGCACGACCAGACTCAAACAATGGTGTTATCTGGGCAAGGTACAGGCGCAGACAATAAAGTAATGGTTCCTATTGTAGCGACTGTTCACAATAGCACTACAGCAGGAAACTTAAACTTTCAGTTTGCACAAAACGTAGCTGACGCATCTAACACTACAATAGAAGTAGGAAGTTACATTAGGGTGACAAGGAATGGCTAATGGACGAGAACAAAAAACCCTCTTTTTTTAAGCGACTCTTTCACATAAAAGATGTCCACTTACCACCGATTAGAATCGGCGCACCTAAATGGAAAACGCCAGAGATTAACTTACGTCTACCGTCATTGAACGGCTGGCAGCCACCCAACCTGCGGGTTGCTTCACTTAAAGGTCTACACATCACTGGGGGCGTGTGGAAAGTTGGTACTTGGGGAATTGGGGTGGGTCTGTTAGTTACAGGTTTTGCTATTGGTACGTCAGTCGTGTTTACCAGAGCAGCACCTCATTTCCCTGAGCCAGCGCAGTACCATGTAGCTGCGGTAGCTTCTGACCAGACCCTTAAGGTCGGGGAAGAGTGGACGTTTGAAGACAACACGTCATCTGTAGAGCGGGAGCTACAGGTAAATACATTACAAATCAACATGAGTGGAGCGAGAGCAGCAGACATTAGCATTACCGACCTAGAGATTGGTAAGTCAAATCTTGGTGCTGTAGCTGCCATTCAAATACTAGGTGACACGTCAGGTTCAAACGCATTCTTCTTAGAGTGTGATGAAATAATCATTACAGGGGTAGAAGCTAAGACGTTTAACCTAGCCAACTCAGAGATATTTACGCTAAATATTCTTAATAATGTGGCAGACGGTATCTCCGTAGGGCCTACACTTAACGCAGCGGTGCTTGATATTACAGTCACCAGCACCCGTGGGGCGGTTAAAGTTCCTGCTGTTACCAGTGGTTCCTTCGATAAGATACTCATACACACTGCTACGGCTGCATCTCAATGCCGTACATTAACCATATCTAACGTGTCTGCGTATGGAAGTGGCATAGACCTAGACCATATTAAGGCGGGGACGCTGACGATTAGCTCTAGTAAGATAGGTGACGGCACAGGGATTGACGCTCCGAGCTTCATAATCGCGAACACAACCAAGATTCAAGTGCTTAATGCCACAGGAAATACGGAAGCGCCTGTCTCCGTTAAATAGAAAGTTGTCCTATGGCTAAAGATTCACGACTGGCAAAAGTAGGTGTGTCAGGGTACAACAGACCAAAGCGCACCCCCAAGCACAAAACTAAGTCTCATGTAGTGGTGGCTAAGGTAGGAGGGAAAGTGAAGACGATTCGCTTTGGTCAACAGGGGGTAACTGGGGACCGAAAAAACACAGCACGTTCGCGTTCGTTTAAGGCTCGGCATGGTAAGAACATTGCCAAAGGTAAGATGTCAGCAGCATATTGGGCGAACAGGGCTAAATGGTAATAGTCTATGAGACTAGCAATAGCCATAGGATTAGCTCTCACAGTTGTACTTCTTGCGCCTACCGCTCTATCTAATCAACTATATATTAGCTATGCTGTACCTCCCGTACCTGTCGTGCAGGTCTATACTCCGCCCGTAATAGCCCCTGTAACGCCGCTCAGCGAGGGTGTAGGTGCAAGGACGGTTAAAGACATTGCTTTATCTACCGATGCAGCTGAGAACGATTTAATCTTCCTGTCTAAATGGGAGCTGATGGATGTACTTGCTCAGACTTCTTGGCGCAGTTACATCACTGCCAATATGTATTACATAGAAGAGTTAGACATGTGGTATTACGACGACTTTTATGCTGTGAAGCTGTATGATCTAATGATGTGTGAAAGCTCTGGCAGGATAGATGCCATAGGTGACATAGGGATTGGGACTGGTATTTCGGTTGGGTTGTTCCAAATAAACACAGGGTACTGGCCTCAGCTGGCTAAGAAGTACCACTTGTTTAGACCAGTAGACAACGCACAGGCGGCGTATGAGGTCTGGGAAATATTAGGGTGGGACGCTTGGAGTTGTCATGACGGATGACGAGCCTAAGAAAACCAGTGGTGGTACTACCATTACAGGCGTTCAGCTATTGGTGGGCATAATTTTTGTCCCCGTAGTCATGGTTTGGCTGGCTCTAGGGGCTAGGATTATCTGGTCTGCTACAGGAAATCCAGAAACTCTCGACCAAATTGAAGGATTATTAACGGCCCTTGCGGTGCTTTCGCTACCTGTATCGATGGGATTGGGTAAGTTGTTTGAGGCGTTCAGTAACGAAATCGATGTAAGGAAGAAGGAT